ATAGAAGATACCGCAAATTTACCGATAACTGACGAAGTAGTTAAAGAATTCGAATCAGAAAGATTTACAAAATATAGATTAGATTTAGATGAACAAGCAACATCAAGAGCTAAACCTACAAAAAAAGAAAAGGCAGAAGGAAAATTAGGAAAGAAAAAACCATTAGGTAAATGGTTAGATAGTCAAAAACCACCAGTTGATTGGAACGACCCCAAATTAACTTCAAAAGAAAAACTTGAACTTATGCAAAAATTCTCTAAAGAAAAACTATTTGACGAAAACGAAAACTCAAGAATCAGATATGATGATGACGGGAATATGATATACAAAGACCCTGATACTGACCCAGAAGTGGAAAGAAAAATCTCAGGATTAGGTAGTATTGGTTTAAGATATAATACTTTTGGTAAACTCGGTATAAAGTTTGGAGAGTTTGGAGCATCAGAAGATGCCATAGCACTCAAAGAAAAAGAAAGTGCAGTGGTTAAAAAAGTCCATAAAGATGTAACTACTACGTTATTTGATGAAGATGAACCAGACGGATATCGCCCTGATGATGATGAAAGAAAAGACGCAGACAATGGTGAAAATGTTCAAGCTTACATATCTGGTGTTTTAAAAGCAGTTCACGCAGATACATATATCGATATGGAAGATGATGAAGATTATGATGTATTGGTTCAAATGGGAGTTAATGGTGTTAGACCTTCTCACATTAGAGAGTGTTTAGCAGAGAAAAGTGGATTTGAAGGTGATATAAATGCACCAGGTGGTAGAGACGCATTAAAAGAACATTTAAGAAAAAAATGTAGAATTAAACCAGGTGAGGATAAAGTTTCAGTTGTAGATTCAGGTGGTAAAAGCACAGAATTATTTAACGACCAATGGAGAACCGCAGGAGCAGGACAACAAAAAATTGCAACACACTTCGGTCAAGGTATGATTGATTGTATGACTAAAAAGGTTCAAAAATAATGAGAACACAACTACTATGCACATTTACTCGTAAAATAAAGTTAAACGAAATCGTAGACATTATAGTTTCGTGTAATGATATCCTATATGACAAAATTTATATATTTGAAAACCGAGATGATTCCAATCAATTGATTTGCACTTACAATGTAGAATTTATTGAAAACTATGAAGAAAACATTATAGATACAATCTCACTACATAGAAAGAAACAATCCAATACATTATACACAATCAATGCATTGAACGAAGTTATCAGAGAAAAGAACGGAGGCGTGTTGGATAAATCATTTATGGTGGATTGGATGGAATTTGAGAACACATTGTTATTAACAAATGAATCAGGATTGACAAAAATCCCTACAAAAATACATCAAATTATAGATGTTACGACCTGGTCGCAAAATAATTAAAAAAAACACTTGACATTACTAAATAATTTTAGTATATTGTATCGTAATGTTAATTAATAAAAGGAGTTCCTAACTATGATATTAAAAGTAGTTGGACAAGTAAAAGGACATCGAGAGAAAATGACTATGACTCTTGATACGGAGGCTTTTCGTAATTCTTATAAGGGATTTACTTCCAAACAAGTAAAAGCAAACGCAAAGAAATCTCTTAGATTAGCCAAGACTAAGAAATGGGCAGACTTCAGAGAGTTCTTTGAAAAGAAAGCAGAGATTGAAAATTCTATTTCTGAGATTAATTCTTAAAAAAATTAAAAAAAAATAAAAAAACTGCGTTTTGAGTTTTTTAGTTTATATATATGTATATAACAGATTACTTATTTGGTTTTAAGTAATTTAGTTCTTTGACAATTTGGAATTTTGAAAGTAGAGAGAGTTATAAGCTCTCTATGGGATTGGCTGAATAATGGATGCCTCGAAAGAAGTCCATAAAGCAATCCACTACAGAATCGTGGTGATTCAATCGATGCTAAATGTTGTGTCGGTTTTCTTTGACAAAAGATGTAGAATGTATTTTCGCAAAAAAAAAGAAGCGATTCTTTGACTTCATTTTGGGTAAGGGTAAAACTGAAATCCCAACTTGTGACAGAATTAACCCAGAGTTAGAGGGGTAATGTAATCACATAGGAGTTGTATCCACTCGGACGATTATTAACTATAATTGAAGAGCACTATCATAACCGATAGATGTGAGGTATGGAGTAAACAAATCTAACACGAAAATTATAGGTAATCGCAAATCCTATATCCCCATTATAATTCCAAAGATTTTAAAAGCCCCAGCGATTTTTAGTTTCCACCTTTATATAGACTTAAAAATACAATGGGGCTTTTTTCTATAAAAAAATAAAAAAAACTATGTTTTTAGAAATTTATATGATACTTATTATTGTATCAAGGTTACTTGATTAACAAATGACAATTAAAAATAAAAAACAGGAGAATGAAAAATGGACTTAAATGCAATTCGCAAACGTCTCGGTCAATTACAGACCACAAACAATCGCACATCAAGCTTATGGAAACCACAACCAGGAAACCAACAGATTAGAATCGTGCCTTACGCTTTCAATAAAGAGAATCCTTTTATTGAATTATTCTTTCACTATAATTTGAACAATCGTTCTTATTTATCACCAATATCTTTTGGTAGACCAGACCCTATTGAAGAGTTTGCTCAAAAACTAAAAGCAAGTGGTAATAAAGAAGATTATCAATTATCTAAAAAACTTGAAGCAAAAATGAGAACTTTTGCTCCAGTTATAGTTAGAGGTGAAGAATCACAAGGTGTGAAACTATGGGGATTTGGAAAGACAGTTTATCAAGAACTACTTTCTATAATCGCAGACCCTGATTATGGTGATATTTCTGACCCAATTAACGGTCGTGATGTATCGGTTGAATTCATTTCAGCAGAAGAGAGTGGAGCAAGTTTCCCTAAAACAAATATTAGGGTTAAACCGAATCAAACACCAATTTCTGATGAACCATCAGTCTTAGAGTTAGTAAAATCATCTCAGAAAGACATTACTGATATTTATCAAGAGCAATCATACGAGGAGTTAACAGGCATTCTAAACGAATGGTTAAATCCAAGTGATGACGCATCAACAGAAGAAGAAAAAGCACCAAGCACGGTAGCAACTTCTAAGTTGGAAACTTCTAAAGTAAAAGATACTTCAGAAGCTTTTGATGAATTATTCAATTCATAAATAATAACACAATATGGGGGTTGAGTTATCAATCCCCATTCAAACACGGAGTATTGAAATGTCAGTAAATGATGTATTGGCTAAAACATTAGCCGACTCTTTGAATAAAAAATTCAAGGATACAAACAAGGTAGCATACTTCTTAGACGGAAGTGATACCACACCAACAGATATCAAGGAATTTATCTCAACAGGTAGTTCCACATTAGATTTGGCTATATCAAATAAGCCAAATGGTGGTATTGCAGTTGGTAGAATTACAGAAATCAATGGATTAGAATCAAGTGGAAAATCTCTACTTGGTGCACACATCTTAGCAGAAACTCAAAAGAAAGACGGAATAGCAGTATATATAGATACTGAAACTTCAGTCAGTCAAGAGTTTATGGAAGTCATTGGTATAGATTTAACTAAGATGTTATATTTACATTTAGAAACCGTAGAAGAAATCTTTGAAGCAATTGAAGAAATCGTAACCACCGTTAGAGAATCTGACAAAGAAAAGTGTGTAACGATATTAGTTGATTCATTGGCAGCAGCTTCAACAAAAGTTGAAATGGACGCAGACTACGACAAAGATGGTTGGGCAACTTCAAAGGCAATCATTATATCAAAAGCTATGAGAAAAATCACTCAAATGATTGGAAAACACAATGTAGCATTGGTATTTACTAATCAATTAAGACAAAAACTCGGAGTAATGTTCGGAGACCCTTGGACAACAAGTGGTGGAAAAGCACTACCATTTCACGCATCAACAAGAATTCGTTTGAAAAATCTTGGTCAAATCAAGGATACTAAAAAGAATACTATTGGTATGAAATGTAGAGCACAGATTGTCAAGAATAGATTAGGACCACCTTTG